TTACAGTAGCCTTGCCCCTTTTGGCAACGGTTACAACCAGCACGGCATCACTGCCATTCGTCAAATACAAGATGCAAGGTCCTCCTCCGCCATTGGAAGAACTAACCAAATTGAATCTTGTAGATGAAAAGAAGACAGCAATCCGAGAGGTTGCACTACCAAAGCCAAAAGAGAAAAGGCTAATTTGTAAAGGGTGTTCAGAACATGAAAGCCTTGCCCTGAATTTCTTTCAGGACCAAGGAATCAAAGATAGAAATGCCCTTGCTACTATCATGGGCAACATTAAGCAGGAATCTATGTTTGTGCCTAATGTTTGTGAAGGTGGTAGCAGAACCAGTTACCATAACTGCTGGCGTGGTTATGGTCTGATTCAATGGACATCTGCCAACAGGTATTATGGACTGGGTGACTTTGCCAGAAGATATGGTGGCAATCCATCTGAAATAAGTACCCAACTTAAATACTTGACAAATGAAGTTCAATGGAAGAGAATAGAGGATAGGATGAAAGTCCCTGGTAAATCCATTGATAGATATATGGATTATGCTTATAGCTGGATTGGTTGGGGTATTCATGGTGCTAGAACCAATTATGCCTATGATTATGCCAATCGTTTAGTCACAGTGGAGGTTTGAGTCCTTGGGGGAGTTTCTCCCCCTTCCTCCTTAAATATGCGGGTATGGTGTAGTGGTAACATACCATCCTTCCAAGTTGTAGTCAGGGGTTCGAATCCCCTTACCCGCTTGCTACTTATGTAAACCATGTTAAAAATAAGATGCAAAAATTGCAATTTAATATTAGAATCACACCCATCACAAACTAGATGTTGTGGGTGTGATAATTTAACGTCTATCAAAGGCGAAACTATTACTGCTATTGACTTGACAAAGGTAGAGATAGTTAGTAATATACTAAAGAAAGAAAGCAATTCTGTATTAAGCAGAGAAGATCTTGCTTTCCAAGAATCAAGAAAAAATCGTAAAGTTAGAAAACTGGAGTTTGAAATTAGATGACCTGGGAATCCCCAACTCTTTCCAAAGGAGACATTGAACTACTTACTATTGCATTAGATGAGTATCTCTATGTTTCAAATCTTGAAGTGCCAGACATGCCCAAGATGGAAAAATTGCTGCATAGACTTGAGGATCATCTCAAAAAGTTTTGAAATAAACACATAACCTGACAATTGAAAATTCCTGACTAGTATATAGTAGTACTATGTCTAGATCAAATGGACAAGCGCACCTATGAGAATTGGGTGAAAATTAAAAAAACCTTTGAAGAGTCTGGTAACACAGACAACATGTTTTATAAGAGAGCTTGTGAAGTGGTAAAAACTGGAGTTGATCCTATGGATAAGTTTTGGGGAAGCCTAAAATGACACATAGAATGACTAAAATAAATCCAGAACATCTTGTTACATATAGAGAATGTCAAGAAATGATTGATGCTGCTATACGCAGACACAATAGAAATGCTAGTATAATTAGTATGTGTGTGGGTTGGGTTGTTCTAGCATTATTTGCAGAAGGACTTTTAAGACTCATTGGGGTTATTCCCCCTGTACTACCATGGCTCAACATTACCCTGAAATAATTGGTATTGTTTTCCTTTTAGTATTTGCTGCTACGATGTTTTATCAAGGCACCTGTATTATGAAGTGTCAAAGAGGATACTCCCTCAGAGATTATATGAAACAGGAAAGCATAAATATGCGTCAAAGATTAGAAGAATTACTTAAGGACAAATGATATCTCTCACAGAAGAAGATATACAAAACCTACAAAAAAGAATATTAGATCAAAAAATGGATGAACTCTTTGAAGAACCATCCACTTATGAAGACGAGCAGGAAGATGAATGAGTTTCCTTGGGGAGTACTTATAATTCTTGGAGTTGGTCTAACAGGTACTGCTTACATCATTTACTACATTCTAAAATTAGCAGCAGAGGAAATGAAAGATGAGCCACCTTCTCATTAAGGCAGGTTTAATATTTTCATCTATTGGACTCTTTGTTTATTGGGGACTACATAATGCATACCCACAATGATATTTCATTTAGTTGAAACACTTGCATCCAGTCCTCTATGGTTAGGACTGTGTGGTGCAGGATTGACAATCCTACCCATCATGGGTATAATGCTAGTACACAACCAGGAGAAATGACAGAAATTACATTGGAAGACCTAGAAGAAAGTTTTGATCAAGTAATGGATAGAGTTGCAGATGGAGAACATTTTCTGATACGAACCCCAGATAATAATGATTGTGTTCTCATTCCATATGATGATTATTCTGACTATTATGATAGTTACTTTGATCATGAAGAAGGGTGCTAATCCCTTTTATGGGAGTATAGCTTAATGGTCAGAGCGCCCTGCTTATAACGGGGTAGTCTGGGTTCAACTCCCAGTACTCCTATTTGCTGGTTTAGCAATCTGGCGAATGCAATCGACTCATAATCGATGGGAGGTGAGTTCGATCCTCACAACCAGCATAGTCTTGGGATGACTCTAAAAGCACCCTGGTCGGGATGAACCCCCTAGTCATGGAGAGACTTTAACAATCCTGGTGGAGTCATATGACCCCCTATGGTTTCTTGCTTCCTAAAAGCAAGTGGTGCGGATGGGATCTTACTCCCGCCTGGTTTCCAATTTCCAGTCAAAGAATTGGTGGCGAGCCTGAGTTACATGAGGTGGGTTGCATAAACCCACCTTTTTTTGTATAATAGAAAAAAGTACTTGTTATATGAAGACTGCACTTATCACTGGTATTACAGGACAGGATGGATCTTACCTTGCTGAATTATTACTTGAAAAAGGTTATGAAGTTCATGGGATTGTCAGAAGAGCATCCCTTATTAACACTCATCGTATTGACCATATCTATGATTCTATTACTCTCCATTATGGTGACCTTACTGATTCTACCAATCTTGTAAGGGTTATCCAGCAAGTTCAACCAGATGAAATCTACAATCTTGCTGCACAGAGTCATGTAAAAGTGTCTTTTGAGATGCCTGAGTACACTGCTGATGTAGATGGTATTGGTACACTTAGGATCCTAGAAGCAGTTAGATTGCTTGGTATGGAAGAGAAGACAAGAATCTATCAAGCATCTACATCTGAACTTTATGGACTAGTACAGGAGATTCCTCAGAAAGAAACTACACCCTTCTATCCTAGGTCTCCTTATGGTGTTGCAAAACTATATGCTTATTGGATTACAAAGAACTATAGAGAAGCATATGGCATGTATGCTTGTACTGGTATTCTGTTTAATCATGAATCCCCTAGGAGAGGTGAGACTTTTGTAACCAGAAAGATTGTCAGAGCATTCTCTAGAATGACCTCTGGATTACAAAATACTTTGTATTTGGGTAACCTTAATGCTTTAAGAGATTGGGGTCATGCTAAAGATTATGCAGAAGCAATGTGGTTAATGTTGCAACAAAACCATCCAGATGATTATGTTATTGCAACTGGTCATCAGTATTCAGTTAGGGAGTTTGTAGAGAAAACAGCACCTTATTTTGGATTTAATATTGAGTGGAAAGGTGAAGGTTTAGATGAGGTTGGTATTGATACTAATACTGGAAAAGAGGTGGTCAGAGTAGATCCTAAATATTTTAGACCTGCTGAAGTAGAGACTTTATTAGGTGATGCCACAAAGGCAAAAGTTGAATTAGGTTGGGAACCTAAGATTTCATTTGATCAATTAATTGAGGACATGTGCATTTATGGACAGTGATTCTAAGATTATGGTTGCTGGTGCCAAAGGAATGGTTGGTTCAGCAATTGTGAGAAACTTGAGGAGTAAAGGATATTATGTCAATGAAGCAACTCGTGACAAAGTTGACTTTACTGATCAAGAAGAAACTAAAGAATACTTTGAGAAGAATAAACCTGAGTATGTGTTTGTTGCTGCTGCCAAAGTTGGTGGTATTATGGCAAACAAAACATACAAGGGGGATTTTCTGTATCAGAATCTGATGATTCAGAACAACATCATCCATTACTCTATGGTAAATGATGTGAAGAAACTTTTATTCCTTGGATCTTCTTGCATTTATCCAAGATGTCCAGAGCACATGCCAATCATTGAAGATGATTTTCTTGGCGGTCCTTTAGAACCAACAAATGATGCTTATGCTATTGCAAAGATTGCTGGTATCAAACTGTGTCAGGCATACAGAGAGCAGTATGGATTCAATGCCATCTCATTAATGCCTACTAATCTCTATGGTCCTAATGATAACTTTGATCTTGAAAGTTCTCATGTACTTCCTGCACTGATTAGGAAGTTTCATGAGGCAAAGGAATCTAATGCACACATGGTTGAGTGTTGGGGAGATGGATCTCCAATGAGAGAGTTTCTGCATGTTGATGACTTGGCAGAAGCTTGTTTTAGATGTATGATTTCATATAATGATTCTGAAATTATTAATGTTGGAACTGGAGAGGATATATCCATCAGAGAACTAACAAGACTTATTTCTATTATTGTTGGGTATGGTGGGGTAACAATGTGGGATGATTCCAAACCTAATGGAACACCTAGAAAAGTATTAAATGTAGATAAAATCAAATCACTTGGTTGGAGTCCTAAGATTGGACTTAGACAAGGAATCTATGAAACATATGAGTGGTACAAGAATGAGCAAACTAGTAATCTTTGATTTAGATGGTGTTCTTATTGATAGTAAGGACTATCACTATGAGGCACTGAACCAGGCACTTGGAGACAAGTATGCCATCAGTAGAGAAGAACATGTGAGCATCTATGATGGTCTCCCTACCAGAGCAAAACTGGAACTTCTTACTAAGAACAAGGGACTGCCTGTAGAACTCTATGATCAGATCTGGCAAGATAAGCAAGAGGCAACTCTTAAAATCTTCAATGACTGTGTGGCAAAAGACTATGAGTTGATGGGTTACTTCCAGCAACTTGTGGATGCTGGTTACAAGATTGCAGTGGCATCTAATTCTATTAGGAATACTGTTAAAATCATTTTATTAAGATTAGGAGTATTGGAGTTTGTGGACATGTATGTGTCCAATGAAGATGTAGTCAGAAACAAACCATTCCCAGCAATGTACTGGAAGTGTATGACTGCTCTTGGTGCTCTTCCTGCTGACACTGTGATCATTGAAGATAGTCATATTGGTAGACAGGG